GCTCTGCATATGTTTTAAAAAGACCTAATAATTTATCACAACCAGATGATATTATTGTGGCATCATACGTAGGTAGGCCTAAGACTCAAGATGATTATAATAGAAATTTATTCTTACTTGCAGATTATTATGGGTGTAAGATAGGATTTGAGAATGATCGTGGTGAGGTAATAGCTTACGCAAAAAGATTTAGGAAGTTACACAAGCTACAAGAAGAGTTTGAGATGTTAGATAAAAGAGAACTTAGAAGTAGAACAGTAAAAAGACAATACGGTATGCATATGACTGAAGCTAGGAAAAGGCAAGGTGAAATATATATCAGAGATTGGCTAAATACTGTAAGGAGAACAGAAGAAGATGGAAAACAATTATTAAATTTGCATAAAATATACGATCCTGCTTTATTATTAGAGTTGATAAAATTTAATCACAAAGGTAACTTTGACCGAGTAATGTCGTTAATGATTGGAATGTATCACACTAGAGAATTGTATAATGCAGAAGTTAAAGATATACTAGAAGACAGATCAGCTGATAAATGGTTTGATCAAAATTATTATTAATATGGAAAAATGTAAAAACAAAGAACCTTATAACCCTCTACCAGAATACTTAACAATAGGTCCGTCAGAAATTCATGGAGTAGGGATCATAGCGAAAGAAGATATTCCGGGAGAGGTAGTTATAGGTATAAGTCATGTTTATGACCCAAATTTTCAACACGATTATATTAGAACACCATTAGGGGGATTTATAAATCATTCTGAAGATGCTAATTGTGAATTGGTTGAGGATGATGAGAATACAGATTATAAAAAGTTAAAAACTATAAAAAGAGTAGAGGAAGGTAAAGAATTAACTCTTAAATATAGTTTATATGATATATGTAACTATCTGTAGTGATATATTTATAATGTCTAATTAAAAATGTAATTAGGGCTAATATTAAAAACAAATATTTACTATTTTTGTAGATTATGGGATACACTAAATTACCAAGACAAAAACTGTCTATAACTAAAAAAGATAAAAAATGGAGAGAAGAATGTGTAGAAGCATTTATTAATCTTTCTAACTCAGGAGCAGGATACTCTCAAAAGAAAGATGATCTTAACATTTTATATGATTACTATAACGGTGTAATTGATGAAGGCGATTACAATTATGTATTAAAACCTTACGGTAAAAGCCGTAAAAACTTCCCTTCCGAAATGCGTAATTACCCTATAATCAAACCCATAATTGATCTTCTTCTAGGGGAAAAATCTAAGAGGCCTCTCAATTACACTGTTACAGTACAAAATTCTGATAGTATTGCTATCAAGGAGGAAAGCAAAAAAGAATTAATATTTAAAAATTTACAACAACATTTTTTACAAGCGGTTCAAAGGCAAGGACAAGATGTAGGGGTAGATCCTGAACAAGAGATAGAATTACCTCAACACATTGCAGAAATGTTTGAAGAGACATATGTAGATCAAAGAGCTATACTAGGACAAAAGGCTATGAACTATATAATGCAAGAACAAGAAGTGTATGATAAAATACAAAAAGCTTGGTTTCACTATTTAGTATCTGGAGAAGTGTATACACACAGAGGAGTTAGAAATGGAGAACCATTTTATGAAGTATTAAATCCTCTAGATGTGGATTATGACCTTGACCCAGACTTAGAGTTTGTAGAAGATGGTGATTGGGCTTTAGTAAGAAAATACGTACACGCATCTACTGTAGTTGACGCATATTATGAAAGTTTATCAGAACAGCAAATATTAGAGCTTGAGGATCCGCAACATTCAGAGAATGATGTGTCATTTTTATATGCAAACTCTACAGGTAAAGATGCAAATGCTTTTAGAAATAGATTGATTGAGGTAACTAATGTTTACTGGAAATCTAGAAAAAGAATAGGATTTTTAACTTACCTAGACCCTGAAACAGGTATGGTAGAAGAGCAAGAAGTTGCAGATGGTTTTAGATTACCTATGGAAATGAAAGAACAAGGCGCTAGACTAACTTGGAAATGGGTTAATGAAGTTTGGGAAGGTACAAGAATAGATGGGAGATTTTATATAAATATAAACCCTATTGTAAACCAAAGATTATCTTTAGATAACCCTTCTAAATGTAAATTACCTATTAATGGGAGAAGATATTCTAATACTAATGCAAAGAATATCTCTTTAGTAAAACTTGGTATACCTTATCAGTTAAACTACAACATATACAAGTATAGATTAGAACTTGCAATAGCTAGGAGTAAGGATATTATTGCACAGTTTGATATAAACATGATACCTAAGAAATGGGACATGGATAAATTTATGTATTATGTAGAAGGTACAGGTATTGCTTGGGTGGACTATAATAAAGAAGGTATACAGCTAAATCCACAGCATCAATCAGTACTTGACATGTCTATAAAAACTATTGGGCAGTATATTTCTTTATTAGAATCTATATTAGTTGAATGGGAAAAAATATCTGGTGTTAGTAGACAAAGACAAGGTGAGATTGGTGCATACGAAGGTAAAGCATCTTCACAACAAGCTATATTACAATCATCACATATTACAGAAGATTTATTTAGAAAGTTTGAAAGAATGGAGCAAAGAGATTTCCAAGCTTTACTTGAGTATTCTAAAGAAGCATGGTTAACAGGTAAAAAGACAATGTATGTAATGCCTGATGGTACACAAGACTTTTTAGATATAGATAGCATGCAACATATGGAATCTAATTATGGGATATTTGTTTCTGATGCAGGTAAAGATCAAGAGAAGCTACAAAATATTAAAGGATTGACACAAGCTATGGTTCAAGGTGGAGCTAAGATGGGGGATATAGCACAGATGTTAGATTCTGAAAGTTTTGTAGAAATTAAAAAGAATCTTAAGAAAGCTGACAGAGTTCAAGAGCAGTTAGAGCAAGCTCAAAATGAAGCAGAGCAACAAATGCAACAACAGCAGATGCAAGCTGCACAAATGCAACAAGAAGCTGAAAATCTTGAAAGAGAAAAAGACAGACAGAAAGATATTGAGATTGCATTAATAGGTGCAGAGTCTAAAAAAGATACTGAAGGGCACACTTTAAATCTTGAGAAGATGGTTAGAGATTTTGAGATAAAAGAAAGAGAGCTTGAGATAAGACAAAAAGAATTAGACGAAAAATCTAGGGGTAGCCAAGCTACAGAAAATCTTACAAGAGAACTAAACGAAGTTAAAAGAGAAGACAGTAAAAACAGAAAAGAAATAGCTGATAAGAATGCCAACAAACGAGGTTAGGAGGGAATTACTAAACAGAGTTAGAGCTACAGGATACCCAGGTGGTATTACTGAGGTATTTCAGGCTGCAGATCAAGGAATAGATTTAATTGAGCAACATCAAATGCAACAAGAGCAACAACAAATGCAAGTTGCTAATACACCACAAGAACAAGAGGTAGGATTAAGAGAACAACATGCTATGGGGAACACTCAAGCTAGTATGGCTTTTCCTAATGTACAACCTAACCAATCTTTTAATACAGTTGGGATGAAAGTTCCTATAAACATAGATAAAATAGATGATCAAGGGCATTTAGTAGAAAGCTATCAAAATGTACCTCCTGGTATACAAGATTTACCAACTGGTCCGTCAAGAGGAACTGTAATAGAGTCACCAGCTGCTTATCAAAAAGGAGGCTTAAGAAATGATATGATGAATTTTTTAGTTGATACTGGTAGAGATACTACTTATGCAAATATTGTAATGAATGCTATAAGTCAACATGAATCTAAAAATAATCCTAAACAAATTCAAGTATCACAAAGAGAAGATGGAACTTTTTATGATGGTCCTGGAAGAGGTAAGTATCAATATGAAATAGGACATAAAAAAGGTGGTAATACAGCTATTAATAGAACAAAAAATTTTTTAGATGACTTTACAGAGAAAACTTTATCGGATTATCCAAAAATTAAGTCTTTATGGAAAAATACATCTATGGATTTTACAAGCTTGACCAGTAAAGAGCAAGATGCTTTATTTATTGCAGATAAAATTTATGGGGGAGAAGAGAGAGCAAAAGCGTTTGATGCAGTTACTAAAAATAGAACTACACCTCCATCTCAAGAAGAAGTTTTTCAATATTGGCTTAAAAACCATAAAGGTAAAGTTAATGGAAAATCTATATCTGAATTAACTGAAGATGACATTAATAAAGAAAGAAAGAAATGGAACTCTAGAACTAAAAGTATATTTAGAAGGTAAGTGTTATATAATAATAGAAAACCAAAAAATAAAACATTTATAAAAAATATCAATATAATTAGTAAATTTGTAAATTAAAAACAATATATAATGGACCCAAATGATAAAATACAATTAGATGACATTACTTTTGATGATGTAATCGCAGGTGATGGCATGAAAGTACCGGAAGCTACTGCTGAAGTAGAAGCCCCGGTTGAAGAAGAACAAGAAGTAGTAAAAGAAGAACCTACCCCTGAATTAGAAGAAATTGAGGATAAGGTAGAAGATGAACAAGTAGAAGAGCCTGAAGAAGAGGTTGAGGAAGAAGATGTTGAAGAAGAAGTTTCTGATACAGTTGTTTCAGAAATTTTAGAAAAATTAGGATATGAAGCTGACGAAGAGTATGAAGATACTGCGGATGGATTAGCTGATATGACTAAAGAAATAGCATCTAAAATGGCAGATGATAGGATTGATGAAGTTTTAAAAGCTTTTCCATTAGTTAAACAACATTTAGAATATGTTTTAGCTGGAGGAGAATCACAAAACTTTATGAAAGTTAACGATCCTAATTTAGATTTTAATAACATGGAGATTGCACAAGATGATATTCGTAATCAAAAAGCTATTTTATCAGAATACTTTACACAAAAAGGTCATGATAAAGCTTTTATAAAAGAAATGCTTGAAGATTATGAAGATGCAGGTAAATTACATGGTAAGGCAGATCAAGCAAGACAAGCTTTAGGTAAAGTACAGGCACAAAGAAAAGAACAATTGTTATCAAAGCAAAGACAAGAAATGCAGAAACAGCAAGAACAACAAGAAAATTTTTGGAGTGATGTTGCTGAAACTATTCAAGAATCTAAAGAATTTGCTGGTTTACAAGTTCCTGAAAAAGAAAAGTCAAAGTTCTTTGACTATCTTTCTAAGCCAGTAAACCAAAATGGTTATACTCAACGTGATGTAGATCATGCAGAAGCTAATATGGAAGTTAAATTAGCTATTGACTATTTAATGTATAAAGGATTTGACTTAAATAGTATTATTAATAAAAAGGCAACTACTAAAGCTACAAAATCATTAAGAGACAAAATCTCTAAAAATGAAGAAAAAGTTAAAAGTGCTCGTAGAGCAACAAGAAAAAGTAAAAATATAGATTTAGATAATTTAGATCTATCGTTATAAAAGCATACCTTAACAGGGAAATAGGTACCCTACAAAAATAAATTAAAAATGGCAGTACA